TCATTTACAGAAATGACGGATTTACTGAAAAAGAACTGATTCTATCAATATAATCTTTTTGTATTGATATTCAGGTATAACCTATTTATATTCATGGCGATGCTTAACACCTGCAAAGGAACCCGCCATGTCCGTCGAACCATCCGTTCTTGCCGCGCAAAACTACCGCGCCAGCGCCGCCATTCTGAAAGAATCGGCGCACCGCCTTGAAGAAGCAGCTGTGATCGCAGAAACAACAGGGAGCGATCTTCAGGTCAATGGCTGCCTGACAAACGCCTTCAATAACAATGTGCTTGACGCCATAAATCTGAAACAGGCTGGCGACAAGATATTCGATCATCAGAAAATCCTGAAAACAGAATGATGGCCGCGCGGAACATAACCGGCTTTGCAGCCGTTCTTCTGATTGCGCTTGCTGTCGGTCTCGGCGTCGGTCTTGCCGCCAGCGCCGCGATGGAAGCGCCGCGCATCGCGGAGCATACGGAATGAAAGTTTTTATAATTGGCATCATGCTTATTTTTTACTCGAACTGGCTTTATGATACGGCCTTCCATAAAGGATTTCTGGCGGGCGTATATAGTGCGACCCCGCATCCGGACGAAAAGGACTTCACCTATGGCGGATAACTTCCCCTGCCGCAGCCGTCCAAGGGCGCAGCAATGCGACGCCAAGGGTAGGGGCGATTTTATGGGACACACCTGCCATGCGCCAGCGCCGGAAATTTCTGTCGATTACTTGCTGAACGTACTGGGCGAGGAAGCCAGCGAAATCACACAGGCAGCTTGCAAGGCGTATCGCTTCGGGCCGGACGACTGTAGGCCCGGCACGACAGTCCCGAACCGCATACAAATAGCCAAGGAAATTGGCGACGTTCTTGGCATGATGGATATGCTGCGCCGTGCCGGTATTGATATTCCGCAGGAAGATATTGACGCTGCCCGCGCATCGAAACCGCGCCGCGTCAAGGAATACCACGATCTTTACTTTCGCAACACGGGAGTCAGAAAATGATAAATGCTTTCCTGCCGGATCGGTCGAATAGAATTCGGGAATTAGTTAGCAAAATACAGGGTTGTTTTTGGACAGGAAAAAACGGTAGCGAAACAGTCCTGTTTTCCGATCCGGAGAAGGTAGCCGATATTCTTGAAAAGACTATGCCTTACAAAGCAGTATCGGCCAGCAATGAACTTGCTGAAGTGATCGGTGGACTCTTGTCCGTAGCGGAACAGAATGGAAATAACTCATATTTGTTTTCCTGCGCGGCTTACATGCTGGAAAATTTTAATACTGAAACGCTTGGGCTGCGGCAGGGGCTGCAATACGCGAAGGACTGGATTGCGAATAATGGCCCGCAGGAAGCGATGGAAGAATTCTTGGCTACACTTTCAGCCATAGCGATGGCCCTTCCGGCGCTGCGTTGCACGAAGGACACCGTTCAGTTATGCAAAGACCTTGCGGAACGAATGAAGAAGGCTCCGCAGGACGCGGATCAGATTCTGTCCTACGCCATGACACGCCTATTAATGCTTGAGTCAAATAGGGGGTATCAGAATGGCTGGAAAGCCGGAATGGAACAGGCGGCAGATATTTCGGAAAAAGCCGAATTTGATTGCGTCGGCTGCTGCGCGAAAGAAATCCGTTCACACATGGGCAAAACTAAATGACTGATAGACGCATTTACCTTATTGACGGCTCCGGATTCATCTTCCGCGCGTTCTTCGCTTATCCAGCGATGGAGCGCCGCGACGGGACACCGATCAATGCGGTCTACGGCTTTTGTAATATCCTGCAAAAGCTGCTTTGGGACGTTAAGACAGCCGATATTGCGGTAATCTTCGACGCGGGGCGACGCAACTTCCGGCACGACATTTATCCGGCCTACAAGGCGCAGCGCCCCGCGCTACCGGAAGGTCTTGCGCCCCAGCTGCCAATCATGCGCGACGCGACGCGGGCATTCGGGATCCCGGCAATAGAACTGGAAGGCTACGAAGCGGACGACCTGATAGCAACGTATGCGCGGATCGCCACGGAACAGAACATGGAAACCTGCATCGTTTCGAGCGACAAAGACCTGATGCAGCTTATGACGAATACTGTTTCGATATACGACCCAATGAAGGGAACGGAATTAAACGTCAACGACGTAATAGCGAAATTCGGCGTTGCGCCGCATCGGGTGGCCGACGTTCAGGCCTTGGCTGGCGACGCCGTGGATAATGTCCCAGGCGTTCCTGGGATAGGCGTAAAAACTGCCGCCGCGCTGATTAAGGAATACGGAAATCTTGAAAACATTTTATCTAATATAGATTCAATTCCCTACGGTCGCGGCAGGTATGCGCAGCTTCTGACAAAATACAAAGATCAGGCCCGCATATCGAAGCAGCTTGTCCTGCTTAACCGCTATGTTCCCGTGCCTTTGCAGCTTGCCTCTATAACACGAACCCCGAATCATGCTCAATTACTGGCCTTCCTATCCGCGCAGGGCTTTAATTCCATCATGCAGAGGATGAAGACATATGGAGTGCAGTAATCCTAGCTGCGTCGCTGGCGAAGTGCCTATAATCCGGCTACAGCATGGCGTCACAGATATTCACGGGTTCAATAAATTCCCGACGCATTTTACGGAGGACGTGAACCCGAAGAAGAATTTGCCGTCCAGTCAGGACAAAGCACCATGTCCTGATTGCAAACCGAAGGAACGCGCTGAATGGGAGCGCAGGGAAGCCAAGAAATCACAGAAGGAGTCGAAAAATGTCAAAGGCGGAAAGTAAAAAGTTCAAGAAGGCTATCGCCGATCTCGGTCTTATGCAGATCGAATTCGCGGCGCTGACTGACCGCGACCCGCAGACAATCAATAATTATTGTCAGGGGCGTAGCCGCGTGGACTCGCTGATGTGGGCGCAGATTGAACAGTATCAAAACCGGACGGCGGAAAGCCTGAAGGTTGAAGCTGCTGCGAAAATGAAGAAGATGAAAAAGGCGCAACGCAAAAAGGCAGCTTAAACATGCCCAAGGGTTCCATGCCGGTATGGACGGAAAAGATGGTAAAGGTCGCCGATCTTACACCGTATGAAAGGAACCCGCGCCGCATCAGCAAGAAGGCCTTTCAGGACTTGCTGGATAGCGTCCGGCGCAATGGATACCATCAGCGCATCATCGCCACGCCCGATTTGCGCGTTATCGGCGGCCATCAGCGTATCAAGGTTTTGAAGGAACTTGGTATCAAGGAAATTCAGATTCTTGTTCCTGATCGTCCGCTTACAGAAGAAGAATTTAAGCGCATTCTGATTCAGGACAACCTGCCGTTCGGCGAATTCGACTACGACATTCTATCAGCCGATTATGAACCGGCGGAACTGGTCAGCTACGGTATGCCGCCGGAATGGTTGAACTTCCTGCCGGAAGGCGAAGAATCTGCGCCAGAGGCCGCGCCGCAGAAGGAAGTAGAATGTCCCAACTGTCAGCACAAGTTTAAGGTTTAATCAGCTTCAGGCATGCCTTGCATGTCACGGCGGCTTTGTCCGTCGTCCATTTGTCGCGCTTTAGATCAAGGGCGCGGGGATATTCCGTTGCGCATGCCGGTGACACGCTGCCATGTTCCGAAATCATCTTGGCCATGTGGACGGGCCTTACGTCGTGGTAGGGGTCGTTTTTTGGCATATCAGTCCCTGCGCGTCGTGGCGTTTCCAGAATGATTCTTCCCATTTACTATGCACACGCGCCCGCAATTCGGCAATAATCTTCGGGCGCAGGTCTTTTAGCGAAACATTTTCACGCAGCCATTTAATGCTGTCCCATCGCGTCTTGCATCTGTAGCCGAATGATGCGGCAACGCGCACGGCTTCATCGCACCATAAAAGCCGTATCATGGCCGCCGGACTGGTATCGCTGCTGTGGCTTGATACAATTTCTGGAATAAGTTCAAGGCTTCCCATGTCTGCACGGTACGCAAACTTCTTCTGATCCGGAAAATACAGCGTATAGCTATGCTGGATATTTTCTTTATGCCGCGCATCGACGATAAAATGGCAGCCGTCGAAAGCATGTTCGTAGGCGTCCCTCTGATCGGCACAGCGATCAAGAACGTCGCTGCCGCTTTTAATTTCTATGCCGAAGATTCCGCCTAGCGTGAATATGACAATATCGGCACGACCGCCTGAACTTGAACTGTCCAGCGTCAGTTCGTGCCTGATATTGCATCGGTGCAGCCCTTCGGCGACAAGCTGCTGACATATCGCCGACCGCAAGTCGAAGTCTTTTGTCTTTCCTGGCTTCACGGCTTTTTCAAGCTGTTCCTCTATCTTGCATTTAAGCATTGCGAACCTTCTGCGCATGGCCAGCGCAAAGTCCTCTTGGTTCGCCTTTGTCGTCAAGGTTCATGTGGCATAGGAAATCTTCGTCACCGCCCTTGTCGCACCAGTCAGCGTCGCACGTCGTCGCTGGTGACTGATTGGCCGGAGTCCCTATACGGTACGCGCAGCCCGCGCATGTCTTTTTCTGGTCGACGCCTTGCGCGATAACGATGCCATTTAACGCGCCGAACAGCGTAGGAAGATTGGCTTTTTCGGCGCTATGCGGGTGCATATCGCCTTCCACAGTCAGGATTATTTCAATCATTTCCCGATTGTTTGCGACGACTGAATTTGAAAGGCCGATCAGCTGGGAGCATAGATTCGCAAGGGCGCGTGTGCCATGCGTGGCGAAATACTTTTCCAAAACCATCATCCTGAATTCATGCGGCAGCAAGACCGCGCCAAGTAATTTCTTGGCCTCGGCAACGCTTAAATCATAGTCCGTGCAATTAGGCATTTACGGCCATCCTTTCCGCGACAAGGCATTTTATCTTCGCCTGGGTGACTTCGGAAGGCGACAATTCCCCATTCTCATACCGGCGCACCGTCCGCGCTGCGTCCCTGCCTTGCAGTTCAAGCGCATTGGCGAACTGACGGAATGACATGCCAAGATGTAAACGGGTTTCCTTGATTTCGTTAGGTGTCATTATGCTTTCCTTTTCTGTGCTGCGATCATATCTTCGGCGTTGTCGAATACTGGTGAATCCATTTCAAGTCGTCGCGCATCGTACATGCCCAGGCGTTCCGCTATCCGCATCATCTGATTGGGCCTGTCCTGCAATTCAAGGAATATCATCGCGCCCGCGCAATGCTGACTTTTCGGCGTCACGGCCATATCGCCTTCGCCGGTATCATCTTCTACAGGAACAATCGTTTCGTGGCATGCGAAAGTTTGCTGCTGCCGCAGAATTGCGTCGGCTATTTCACGCGCCCGGCCGGGCGTAAGGAATGCCGGAATATCATTCCGAAATGGGCATTTCTTGCATGGCCGTTTAAGATCGAATTTCATGCTGCCAGCCTCACCAGAGTCATTTGTTCCGCCGCGCGTGTGACGGCGGTGTAAAGCCATCTACGCGAGTCTTCGCGGAACGCTCCGCTTTCATCAAAGATGATAATGTTATTCCATTGGCTGCCTTGCGATTTATGGCACGTCAGCGCATAGCCGAAGGTGAATTGCTGCTTGCCCTTCAGTTCCTGCCAAGGAACCAAGGATTCGTCGCCCGTGAAGAATTCCTTGCGGACGTAAACGCTTTTCTGCGATGGCACGTCCCTATCGTCGTCAAGCGCAGTTACGTTCAGCGCAAAATTCTGGCCCTTCTTTTTGGCCTTATCCACAGTCCATAGGCCGCCGTTAAAAATACCTTTTTTCCTGTCATTGCGAAGACAGACCAGCTTGTCGCCCTTAACGGGACGCCCCAATTCAAGCCCCTTCAGTTCACGGATACGGTCGTTATAGCGGTGCCGTGTTTTATTCATGCCGACGATGATCTGGTCGGCGACAAGGATTTCGCCGGACGTAATGTCGCACCGCTTTATTACTTTGCTGTTGCCGTAGCTGCCGAGCGCCAGCGGCTTTCCGGCGCGTATCTGCATGGACAGGGCGATGATTGGGTTCTCCTGGGCTTGCCGGTGAACCTCCGTCAGCATGAAGTCAGGTTTGGCATCCGTGAAGAAGCCAGCGCCTTTGACGGGCGGCAGCTGGGCGGGATCGCCGATAACCAGAATCTTCGTGCCGAACGACAGCAGGTCTTTCCCAATCTCGGCGTCAATCATGCTGCATTCATCTAGGATAACAAGGTCGGCGTCCCGCACCTCGCTATCTTCGTCCAGCACGAATTTCGGTTCCGGCCCCGTCGTGTCGTCAAGCATGTAAATCATGGAATGGATTGTCTGTGCGCGGTAGCAGCCCTTGCGCCGCATCACCAGCGCGGCTTTTCCGGTGAAGGCACCGAACTTCACCTTTCGCGCCATCTTCGCTATTTCCTTCGCCAGCATCGTCTTGCCCGTGCCAGCGAAACCAAATAGGCGGAAGACCTGGGGCGAAGACGGGGATTCGTCGTCGATCCATGCTTCGACAAGTTTTAAGGCTGCTTCCTGTTGCGGCGACCAAGTCATGTTTGGCTTTCCATCATTCCGGTATCAATTCATCGCCGGACAGACGGCAGACTTCCTGAAGCCGCGCGAAATCGCGTTCATCCATCACCAGATCGCCCATTTTGGCGAACGTTTGGTTTATAACGCCGCTGAAGGCGCGGATATGGTAATGGCCGCCAGCTTTCGTATAGCGATACCTAAAGATTCGCATGAAGCGCCTCGCGTCCCGCTGGTGTTAAAGAAACGGCGCGATAGTCAAGACCTTCGCCCCTCGCAATGAATCCGCTTTGATGTTCGCCTGGGCCATGAATTTGCGCGAGGCTTTTTGCAACCAAAGAATCAAGGGCCGCGCCGCCGCATTCGCCATACTGGCTGAATTCTGTTCTGCCTAACCATTCCAGCACAAAGCGTTCAGATTGTGTGATTTGAGTCATCTAATAATCTCCATGTCCCATGAATGTTCTGTGGCGTAGCAGCCAACCATATCTTTTCCGATTACATATTCGGCAGACTCTTTTGAATAGTATCTTCGGGCTTTGTATGGGTCTGTCGTCCATCTGTGAGGAAGATTCCAATGCTCATCTTGACCATCCCTGCGAACCCACCAATGCGGCCTACCATCTATCATCTTTTCGATCAGCCAGTTTCCTTCGGTTGTCGTTTGTGTCATGACTTGCTTCCTTTCTTATGACCGCAGTAAGCGCATTGATTTATTTTTACCCAATGTGCGGGAATCAATCCCTCGCCAGCAAGGAGTTTTCTGTAGCTATGACGAAGTCCGCCGTAAGGATTTTTACGGCATGGTGGCGTGGTTTTAGTTTTCATCGCTATCTCCGTCAGCATCTACTTTTGCAATTGCTTCTTTGTTTAATTGAACAGCAATCTCTGGGCCGTCCAGTCCTCCGAGTGCGGATAAATCTTGTTCCCATAATCCACAATCGCAAACTTCTGGCGGGCATGGAACCATACAAAGTTTTCCGCTTGGTTGGCGTGGCATGAGAGTGGTTTGAGTCGTCATTAGTGAATCTCCCCGCTGATATGGCCGTTGCTGTGCCGCATGATCCGGATGCGCGGCCAGCCGCGCAAGCATCGCGCCACAATGTCCGTCAGGAATTCCTGACAGTACGGCGTCGAAACCTTGATTTCAAAAACGTCGCATTTCGTGGCTGCGGGAATTTCATTATTTAACATTTACGATTCCTTTCCGCGTGGGTTGTTTCAAAAGGTCTGAAATATCGACACGAAAAATCTGCCCAGGAACAATATCGCCAGCTTTAAGTGGTTTGCCGTCCTTGTGACAAATAGCGCCATTGATCGTCAGGAAATTCGGACGCGGCGCTGTCTTAAATTTGATGGCCTTAACGCGATACATGGCCAGCCTCAATCTTCTTTCTGTTATCCGACGAAGCGTAAAGCGCGTCGATAATGGCGCGTCTGTCCTGCGGTGTAAGATCGAACGGCAGCTTTGGAGTCACGGTAAACTTGTCGAACAGGATATATTCACCGGCGGCTTCCACGAAAACAGCACTGGCCACTATGATGTAGGACAGATTGCCGCGCGTTATGTGAAGCGTGGCCGTTTCTTCCACTGTGATGCGCTGCCGGTTGCTCATTTGGCGGCTATCCTTACTGGCTTGTGCGACGGGCGCACCGGGATCTGTGCGTGGGGCGGTTCCTGAAGCGAAGATGCTGGCAGGACTACGCTAAGGGGGTTTACCGGCTGATCTCCGAAGTCCAGTGTCACCGTCCACGTCCAGCTTCCATGCAGCGTCGTCATGGCGAACGCGGCGCATAGCACCGCCAGCGATGCTGCCATAAAGACGGCCAGCGAAATCTTTTCGTAAATCTTCATTATATTTCCCCTATCCGGTGCAGGACGTTCCAAAGCTGATGCGCCTTGCAAGGCTCGGTATTGCAATCCTTGCCGTGCGGGCGACGCTTCGTATCAGTGCCGCGCCCGCCGTCGCTGTGTTCAAAAACGTAGCCCATCATGCACCTGCCTTGGCGAGAGCGCGATCAATCGCTTCAATTTGACTAACTATCATTGATGCAAGATATTCGCGTTCTGGATTGCCTTGTGCATAAAGCCATCCAGCTTTTGCGCTTTTAAGCGTTGCAATAAATTTTTCATGGCAGTTCACAGATTTAACGACCCGTGCCGGTGTTTCCTTGTCTCCGTGCGGTACACCCAGCGTAATAAGACCTTCGCCGGTCGCATCGTCATGCACAAGATACATATCTATTTTGCCCCCAGGCGCTGATGGATTGGTGACTGTGCAGTGGAACGCAGCTTTGAATTGTGGGGCCGTCATGCCGCACCTTCCAGCAGGACTTTGGTTGCGTCGAAATTGCTGAAAGTGCCGCCGTTCATCTTGTGCAGCCGCAGGGCTTGCGCGACGCGGACGCCTTCCGCCGTGAACTTCAGGGACGACAAGGGTTCAATATCGGCCTGACCATTGGAACAATTGAACAGAAACCCAGCTGTAACCATGTCCTGAACGCAGCACCAGTCGTCATGCGTCCAGTCCGGCTGCGAACCATCCAGAAGGCGCGAAGCGTATTTCACGTCCATCGTCACACCTAGCGAAGCTGGTGTGTGGTTTATGCGGCGCGGGCGTGGGGATAGGTTTTCCATGACGCGGAAGTTCCGGCGGTTCTGCCGCATACGGGCATCGAAGCCGACCTGAAAGTCGCCCATCGCTTCGATAACGGTTTCGATATAACCAAGCAGCGACCAGTGATCCCTGCCCCAAGCCGCGACGGGAATCAGGTCGTCCGGCTTGTATGCGCTGGCGATACTCACGCTGCACCGCCCTTCGCTGCGCGTATCGCCGCTTGGGCTTTATCGTAAGTTTCCGGGGTATAGGTGGCAGAATTATTTGCTCCCTCAATGAAGGATTTCAAAGCATCTAACAGCTTTGTGTTAAGCGTCTTTAGTTCATGTGTACGTTGGTCGGCCTTAACGCAACGCGTTACCAAATCATTTAATTCTGTTCTTAGGGAATCGCGTTCGGCGGCAGTTTTCGGCGCGGATGCTATAAGACGGGCGTTGGCCTCTGCCTGTTCTTTCGTGATTATTCTATTATCGCTGTAACGAGCAACTGCAATAATTAATCCGCCTTCGGTTCTGATGCCAATCGCGCCTTTCGGATGCTGCTTATCGACAAGCCATTCGCCTTGTGTGTGCTGTGGGGTCATGGCTATTTTCCCTTCGCTGCGGCAATGGCGTCCTGACGTTCCTTCATGGCATCCCACCACTGGCCGTTATTGAAGGTTTTTCCTTGGCGGATTTCTTCCAGCATGTCGTCGGCTTTTTGTAAAGCGGCCAGCAGCTTGTGGCTGGCGGCGAATACGTTGGCCACGGGGCGGAAGGGGATTTGATCCGCATACACCGTGGGGTTTTCCCCCGTGTTGGCGCTGGGTTCGTCCCCGTCCGCGATGAAGAAAGTGTCCCTGCCGCCAGTGACGGACTCGAAAACGTAGAGCGTGGGGACGCGCGGCGTGGGGTCTGCATTGCCTGTTTTGAAAGCGTCTTCAAAGTGAACTTTTGCCATGACCGCCCCCTTATGCTGAAACTGCGGAAACTGATTCAGGCATTACACCGCCTTCGACGCTGCCCCAACCCTTCGGCGCAGCGACTTTGCTTTGCCAATAACTGCTATCGGCGCGGGAAAGCTGTTGATGAATGTGGGTAGAAACCCAATCACCATCCAGCGATAAATTCTGTGCTTCGGGGGAAAGGACTTCCGGCAGAGCGTCGCCGCCGTGCCAATTGGCGCGAAGCCATGCGTAAACGTCAGCCTTTACTGCGTGGCTGATTTCGTTTTCGAGAAATGCGAATTTAACCTGCGGAAGATCGGCGCGGCTGTTGCTGTATTCGTAGCAATCCGTCATGCCATCGAAGTGTCCGTATTCGTAAGAGCCAATCAGGGCTTTAATCTGATCGCATTGCGCTGGCGTTAAATCGACAGTGTGAACATTTACGTTGCTTCCGCCGGAATAACGCGATGAAGTGACACGGGCTGCGAAGCCCATAGCCTTGATGGCGATGCGGATTTGTTTTGCGGCTTGTGCTGCGTTGGAAAGGTTTTGCATGGCTGTATCCTGTAGCTAGGCGGGAACAAGGTTCCCTGTTTCGACACACGACTATAATTTAATTATATCTACACTGTCAAAGGTTTTTATTCGCTATATATTTCAATAAGTTAATATATGTCGGCGACACAAATGTCGGGAACATACCATGCTTTTTTCGACTCAAGCATTTTGCACCAGTTTGACGAAAAGGCCTGATCGCATGAATCATCGTTTTTGTTGGGCTTTGTCATGCTGCGCCACGGGGCAGACACCGCCGGAAAAGCATGGCGTGTACGAAATTGCGTGGAAGGGGATTTCACCCCCGTTTTTTTGCGTGGCGGCGCTGCTGCAATGACGATTATTTTAAGTCATTGATAACATTGCATATTCATCCATATTCTGTGGAAACACATAGGCTGGAACGATGATTATTTGTTTTCGCGCCGTGAATTGTGTTTTTCCTTCCACAGAATCAAAGGCTTGGTTATATCTGTGGAATCAACCTTCCCCCGTAGCTGGTGTCGCGCAGCATGGCTAAGTCGAAAACCCCCGCAGAAACATTGGGTTCTGTGCGTATTAACAATGGGCGGCAGGTGGCCGAAATGGTGCGGGAGTGTGACCCAGGCGGGCGCATCGTCGCGCATCCCGTGCGGAAATCCAGCTACGTCCACGACCGGCTGCACAGCGCCGGTAAGCTGGCGGATGAACTGTACGACGCCGCCGAAAAATTCCGCTTAGACTTTGAACGCGCACAGCTTTCCGGAAATTATGCCCGCATGGATTTGTTCAAGACCCGCGCGGGTCGACAGGAAATCAGCGACAACGTGGCGGCGGCCAAGATGCGCGTCAGCCGCGCACTGGATGAACTCGGCAAGCGGCACGACGGCCCAAGTTTTTCGCAAAGCTGCATGTGGAACTGCGTCGGCCTCGGCATGACGCTGGATCAATTCACTGATTTTATTCGACAAAATGGCGGCGCTATGAACGCGGACAAGGCTGCCGGGATCCTGCATTCGAGCCTTGAACGCCTCGCGCTGAATTACGGCCTTATCGACGTAGGAAAACTGGCCATCATCACGCAGGATAATACCTATCGCCGCGCGATGAAGGATTTTTTTGAATTCCTGACTGTCTTTTCCGCGACTTCTGCACCGCCGGAAAAGGGCTGCATGGGTCGGCTGATGCTGGCCATGCAAAAACGCTGGCCGAAGATTGCGTAATTTTGCTTGACGCGGCAGGGGCAAAAACATTACTTTAATCCAGCATCGAAATCTTATCCCTGCCCATCATCAAAACCATAGGAAATTCACATGGTAAATACACCTTCTGATTCTCCGGCTCCCGCAGACACGAACAAGGAGCCTGAAAAACCGAAGGGTAAACCGTGGCAACCCGTGATGGTTACGCGCGATGGTGCTTATCTGGTTCGCGGCGGCGACAATTACGGAACCCCGACGGATCGCTATTTCCTGCCCTGGGTCGATAGCAGCGATCCGCGCCAGTTTATGAAAAAAGGCCAGCTTATCAAGCCTTTCGGCATCGTCGTATTCGTTTTCGACGGCATCCATCCATGCCCGAACCTGCCGCGCGACGAAGCGCGTTATCATGAAATCGTCCGCAGCGACTTCGACCCCACGGATTGCGTACAGGTAGGGGCTTTCAATCTTGAAGCCCATGCCGACGAATTGAACACGGCCTATCAGAAAAATCAGCAAGTTCCCCCAAGCGTTACGGCGCTGCAAGCCCTCGGCTCGGTTCCTGCCGCCAATGACTCGGCACCGCCTGACGCCGCCGCGCCTTCCGCGCCAGCGCCGGAACAGCCGCCCGCATCAGCGCCAGCCCCTGCCGACGCTGCACCAGCATCAGATTCAGCACCGGAAGGTGTCGCAGCCTCGGCCTAATCCCCGCATGGGTATTTCATGGCCCGCCAAAGAAAATCTGGCAAAACTTCGGCCCAAGCAGCAAATGCCCTGATAAAATCGGAGCAAGCCGTTCAGCTTCGCTGCGCCGGATTAAGCATCGCCGCGATTGGGCAAGCCCTTTCCATTCCAAAAACATCAGCCTGGAACGCGATTGATCGCGCCCTGAATTTGCAAAAGGAAAGCATCGCCAAGGAAGCCGAAGTTCTCCGCGCCTTGATGATTATGCAGCTTGACGAATTGCACCGGCGCTGGTGGCCAGCCGCGATGGGGCTGAAAAAGAAAGGCGCTGCTATCACAGACCCCGACCCCGTGCCGGACAGGTTTGCGCTGGATCGCATCCTGAAAATCATGGACAGGAAAATGGCCTTACTCGGCCTTGTCGATATTACCATCGACCCCACGAATTCGGCAGCGCAGGAAGCCCTACGCGCCAAGACTGAAGCCTACAAGACAATGGGCATCGTCGAACTTACACGGCTGTTTTCCGAAATGGTGAAGTCGCCCGTCCTGTTGGACAGGCCAGCGCCGCTGCCGCCCGTCACTATCGACAATCCGCCGCAGACAGAACAAGCAGCCGCGCCGTGAATGAAAAAGAGGAAGCCGCAGCCGCTGCACTTCGCGCTTCTATTCAGCGCCGCTTTGAACTCCATAATGAGTTAGCCAACGATCTTGAAAAGCGCAGCGTTGTAAACGCGATATGCGCCTTGAACATTCCGTTCTGGTTTAACCACTTCGTCTGGACTTACGACCCCCGCGTCGCTACCGACCCGAAGATGCTGGCGACGGTGCCTTTCGATTTGTTCCCGCGTCAGTACGACCTACTGGATTGGATCACGGCCCGCGTACAAGCCAAGGAAGAAGGTGTCTGCGAAAAGAGCCGCGACATTGGCTGGACGTGGATTGCAGCTGGGTATGCACTTAATCGCTGGCTGTATGTCGATGGTTTCAAAACCACGTTCGGCAGCCGCAAGGAAATTTACGTCGATAATGCGGGCGATCCGGATTCGATATTCGGAAAAATCCGCCTAATCATGGATCGTTTGCCGGTGTGGATGATGCCGAAGGGCTTTGTCCAGTCCAAGCACGACAATTTCATGCGGCTGATAAACCCCGCGAACAAGAACATAATTTCCGGCGAAGCTGGCGATAACATGGGGCGCGGCGGTCGATCCACGCTTTACATCGTGGACGAAGGCGCATTCATCGAACGCGCGGAGAAGGTGAACGCCGCTATCGTGGCGAACGCGGATTGCAGGATATGGGCTTCGTCGTCGAACGGCCCAGGTAATCTGTTTCACCAGAAAAGATCGTCGGGAAAAATACCCGTCTTTCGCTACCACTACAGCGACGATCCGCGCAAAGATGCGGAGTACGTCAAGCAGAAGAAAAAGGAATTGGAGTCGACCCCGTGGACGTGGGAAGCGGAATACGAAATCAATTATTCCGCGTCGCAATCGAACGTCTGCATCCCTGCCGCATGGGTCGCATCGGCGCGTAAGCTGTACGACCTTATCGCATCGGGGCAGATACAGTACGACAAACCGGAACGCGGCCGGGCCGGGCTGGACATTGGCGCTGGTAAAGCGAAGTCCGTTCTTATGCCAAGCTACGGCATCATATTCGAGCAGCCTTCACGATGGCTTCAGGTCGATAACATCAAGACGACCTACGACGCCTTGGACGCCGCGCTGGAACGCAGCATCGACATTATCAATTACGACGCTGTAGGCGTCGGCAATACCGTCACCAGCACCTTGAATTATGTGCCGGAAAAGTATCAGCAGCTTCAGATCAATGCCGTGAATACGGGCGTTGCGCCGGAAGAAAGGCTGATGGCCGACAAGCGCATGGCGGCGGAATGGTTCGACAATCTCAAAATTCAGTTATGGTGGCGCGGGCGGGACAGGTTTCGCGCCACGCATGAACATATCCTGTTTCTGGAAGGCGACACGGAACACGGCGTTCCCCATGAACTGTGGGAACTTATCGCATTGTGCCGCTGTCAAGAACTGGAATCGCAGCTATCAATCCCGCTTTGGTTCAAAAAGGAAAACGGCCTCTTAATTCTGGAAAGCAAGAAGCAGTTGGCCATTCGCGGTGTGGCATCGCCCGATGATGCCGATGCCTTTATGCTCAATCTAGCCGAACCAATGCCAGCATTGGTTTTTGGCGCAATTTGAAATAAGGTATCCGCCACATGCCAGCCACTTTCGGATTCGACATATTCAAACGCTTTAGGCCCGGCAGGAAACGCGGCATCCCGCAGCGCGAGACCGACATTTATCCGCGCTTGCAGATGATGCTGGCTGGGCAGCCGACGCAGAACAAGCGTCCCGTCTTTAAGCCGACGCCTTGGAACCTTCGCGCCTTCAGCCGCAATCCGTATGCGCGTCGCGCGATTAACGCCATCAAGAACCCTATCGCCAATCTGGAATGGGAAGTCGTCCCCATCAAAGGGGTCGACCCGAACTCTGAAATCAATCGGCAGATCGAAATAGTCACGAACTGCCTGAAGATGCCGAACCTTGACGATAACTGGTCGTCCTTCGTGGAACGCATCTTTGAAGATATTTTCTGCGGCGCTGGCTGCTTTGAAATGCAGATCGGCAGCGATGCACAGAAACCGCTTTGGCTGTACCCCGTCGATGGCCTGTCCATCCAGCTTTATCCGATGTGGGACGGGAATCCTAAGCAGCCGAAATACTGTCAGGTTCCTGGGTATGGAACGATTGCTGGCAATGTCTCCGGTGTCGATCTTCGCGCGGACGAAATTTGCTACATAGCGCCGAACCCATGCACCAGCAATCCATTCGGCATGGGGCAGCTTGAAGTCGCGTTTAACACGATCAGCCGCGTTATAGGTGCCACGGAATACGCCGGAAATCTGGCCAGCAATGCCAAGCCTTCGACCATCCTGAATTTGGGCAGCAATATAGATCAGGCCGGACTTGATAAATTCAGGGCTTGGTGGACGGCTGAAGTCGAAGGCCTCGGCAAAATGCCGCTGATGGCGAACAAGGACGCCGAGGCTTTGAAACTTACGCCGGATGGTGACGATGCCCTGTTCCTGAAATGGCAGGAAGTGCAGAAGTCGGAAATCGGCACCAGCTTCGATCTGTCACCGCAGAATTTCGGTATTGAGCGCGACGTAAACCGCAACACGGCGGAAGTCGGGGAAGACCGCGATTGGGATATGGCTATCAAGCCAAATGCCAAGCTGTTCAGCCGCAAAATAAACAGCGATTGCATTCAAGGCAAACTTGGCTTCACGCAAATCGAATTCCGCTTCGTCGGCCTTGATCGTGAAGATGAAGAGTCCCAGGCGAACATTTACGACAAGTTTTACAAGATAAACGTCTTCACCCCGAACCAAATCAGGGAAAAAATAGGTGAAGAACCAAACGACGACGCCTGGGCCGACATGGTATTCGCCGACACGCAGATTGCCATGCAAGCCGCGCGTGGCTCGGCACTGATAGACGACCCCGACCTCAATTCAGACGGCACGAAGGCACCGAAACCGGAGCCTAAGCCGAAAGCAAAATCAGCCTCCAAATCGAAAGGAAAATAGCCAATGTCTAAAGATATTCGCGTTATCGACGTAATGACACAGCCAAGCACAGCAGGGGCGACGCAGGTTCAGGCCCGCGAGGATCGCGTTCTGTATGCGAATTTTCAGATGGCCAATCAGGGCGGCCCCGGCACCGTATCCAGCGTCACCGTAAATTCTGGCGGCAATTATGGTTCGCTGCCCGCCGTGGTTCAGGGCGGCAACGGCACGGGTGACACCTTCGCGGCTTCGATGGGCATTCTTACCGGCGCACCGGCGGCGGCTGGTACGGGTTACGCACCGGCGGACACCATCACGCAAACCGGCGGCACGGAAAGCGCGAACGGCGTCTGGACTGTTGCCACGACCGGCCTTGTCAGCGCGGCTGTGAACGCGGCTGGAACCGGCTATGCAGCTGGGGACAATCTCACGCTTCAGGGCGGCACTTACACCACACCGGCTGTTCTATCCGTCGCCACTACCAAGCTGATTTCGGCGGTAGGTAATGCCATCGGCGCGGGTTACGCGATTAACGATACGATCACCCTTGCGGGCGGCACAGCCGGAACCAAGGCCATTCTCACCGTCACGCACGGCCAGTTAGCCAGCGTTGCGAAAAACAACACGGGATCCGGGTACGTTATCGGCGAAGTCATTACGCTTGCGGGCGGAACGGCTGGAACTGCGGCACAGATCACGGTCGACACCGTGGACGGCGGCGGCGCAATCCTTACCTTCCACATTTCCCGCGCGGGCGATTATACCGTTCTCGCTACCACGTTCACCCAGGCCGCCACTTCCGGCGCTGGCACGGGCGCGACATGGCAGACGGGCAGCTTCGGCGTCAAGACCTTCACGGTTTCGACGGCGGGCAGCTACACTGTCAATACAGCGGCCTTCACGCAGTTCGCTACCAGCGGCAGCGGCACGGGCGCTACATTCAACACGGCTGTTTTCGGTGTCAATACGATCACCGTGGCCAGCCCAGGTGTCTATACCGCGAATGCTTCCAGCTTTACGCAGCTATCCACGACAGGGGCAGGAACCGGCGCGACGTTCAATACGACGGCTTTTGGCGTCGTCAGCGTCACGGCCACTACCGCTGGCGTCTATACCGTCCTTCCAGCGAATCCTGTGGCGCAGGGCAGTTCATCCGGCAGCGGTACAGGTGCCACGATCAATGTCACGGGCTGGACAATTGTAAGCGTTGCCAAATCCGGCAGCGGGTCGAACTACGACAGTTCGACGACGCTGGCCACGACCGGCGGCGCACCAGTTACGGCAGCTTCCCTGACGCCTGTTATCAGCCAGACGGCGGGCGCATCGGCTACCATTCCGGTCGCCATACAGCTTCCCGCGAACTACAACGTCCACATTCAATGCGGGCAGGATGCGGTCGCCTACGCTGATCCGGCGACGAAGACGACAAGCGGCTTTAACATCGTTGCCAATCCGCGCCTTGCCGCCAATGCGGTAGCGGCTGGAACGATGGACGTATCTATCTTCGCCTAAGATTTAGCCCAGCGGCTAAATTTAGTCCCAAGCCTCAATCCTTATAACTTTTCACGGGTGAAATCATGGCCAAGAACCGAAATGTCGCCACATCTGGAACCGAAGCGGAACAGAAATCAGATCAGGACGTGCAAGACGCCACACCTGCTGAAACCAGCACGGAAGGGGCAAGCAATGCGCCAGCGAATCCAGAATCCGAAGCAGCGCCGGACAATACGGCAGCGGATCAAAACATTCCTGACGGCGGCGCAACGCTTCCTGATGGAAACGCAGACACAGCCCCAGCGGATAGCGCAGCACCTGCAAGCGATGCGGGAAGCGGCAGCGAACCCGAAGCGGCGCAACCCGTCGGGCCGGAAGACACGGACGAAGCCCAAGCCGCCCGCATCGCGGACGCCAACGCAGCATTAGCGGAAGCCAGTCAGCCCATCAAGCTGCTGCAAAGCCTCGCGGAACATGCCGAAACGCTGGTCGGCACGGATAAGCATTTCGACACGCACAGCCTTCAAGTCGCGCTTGGCGACGTAAAGGCCCGCATCCCTGCCGTTCTCGCCAGTCTCGATGCGGAAAAAGACGCCATGAAGGAAGTCCTGCAAGCCTTGCTGGAAATCCTTTAAGCGAAACATCGGATAAGGTTCAGCGATGCCGCAACACCTAGACTTGCAGTTGCAAAGCATCGTATCGCTGCAAGCGATGGCGCTGAACATTCCGAAGACGCCTGGGCATCCGAACAAGATGCCGTTCAGCGGAGTCCTGACACGCCTTAACGAACCGAGCGACAAACCGCCCAGTGGTGCCGTCGGCGTCCCTGTTGTGATTACGACCGATGCCGCCGAAGAAGCGATCCCGTCCCTGCTTGGCATGGCCGTGGACTTCACGGAAGATTTCGATGGCCACGACGAAAAGAAAAAAATCGGCTTCATCGACGAAGCCTGGGTCGATGGCAACGAACTGAAGATCAAAGGCTTCTTCTATGCGAAGGATTTCCCGCAGGAAACGGCCCGCATAAAGGCAATGCGAAGCCTCCTGGGTTTTTCGTGGGAAATCGCAGACATTTATACGAACGACGTAAAAGCAAATCCCTTGATTATCACGGGCTTTACTTTTACCGGAGCCGCCGTGCTTCGCAAGGACAAGGCGGCATATCACTCAACCTCACTCGCAGCATCAGCAACAAAAGGAGAGACTCAAATGACGAAGGAAGAAATGGAAAAACTGTTGGCGGACAGCATGAAGGCTATGGGCGAGGCGATTGACGCCAAGCTGAAGCCAGTCGTGGATCGCATCGAAAAGGTCGAAGGCGCAAGCAAAGACCTTCAGGCTTCCGCGCATCACGTCAGCCTTGTAGAACCACATGCAACAGCTTTGGAAAAAGCCGCTTCCATGATGGAAAAAGACGGCATCGGCGGCCATCCCGTGCGCGGCCACGTCAAGGCTTGCATGGCAATGGCTGGCCATCTTCGCGCCGCCGCCTCGCGCGGTGAATTGGCGTCGGAATGGCCCGGCTACGAAGGCACACATTCCGGCACCGGCAATATGCACGCCGCCGCTGGTATGACGCCGGAGGAAAAGAAGGCGTTTGACGACCTGACGGCTTCCAACAAGAAGATGGCGGACGATCTCGCCGCAGCCGCGACGAAGATTGCGGATATGCAAGCCGCAGCGACGAAGGAAAAGGGCGCTACTGATGATGCAGCGAAGCGCAGGACGCTTTCGCCGCAACTGACGGCGCTGCTTGCCAAGCACGGCCTGTCCACGGAAAGCGATAAGAAGATCACTGTCGCCGAAATCGACGACATGATGAAGAAAGCTGGCCTGTCCGTCGGGCAACGCCTCGAAATGAAGGCCGCAGCCGACGCTGCCGGACTTCTCGCCGCCTAAGAAATTCTGAACGGTATTCGTTCGGAAGAACCACAACAAATGTTCATTACCTAGAAGGAAGGAACACACACAATGTCGAAAGTAGCAACGCAGCCCCAGTTCATTGATATGTCCGCTTCTGCCGATTATCTCGGCAACGGCGCGATTGAAGTGAACAAGTACGAAACGGAAATCTTCGATATGGTGCGCCGTTCGTCCCCCATCATGGATCGGCTGCCAGCCGTTCCTGCCACGGGCCATCCGCATCGTTATTTCGAGGAAACCGCAATCGGTCAGGGTCAGTTCAGCGATCCGCGCACCGTTGCGTATTCCCCTACAGGCCCGACCCGTGTGGAAAGGTTCGTGCCTATCAAGGCCGTGGTCAACGGCTCGAACTTCGGCCTATTCGATGTTCAGGTCACGCAGCAACAGTCGCAGTTCTCCTACGTCGAAGCGAAGGATATTGAAGATATTATCAACGGTATCCAAGTCGTGCGTTGCCAGTATTACTGGCAGGGCGCGGATACCTCGTTCAGCGCACCGACAAGCATTCAATACTTCGGATTGCTGAACCAGATCACGCAGCAATTCACCATTGCTCCGGGATCCAGCATCATCGACGGCATCAAAGCGGAAGTCGCCGCGATGGTCGCCCGTACCGATGTTGTGGTTCGGCCAACTGGCATCTATGTCAATCCGATCATCGGCGATTTGATTGACCGTGAAGCCAAGGCGCAGCAAATCACGATGAACGAAGTCGAAGTCGTGGGCGGCGTGAAGGTCAAGGCTATCAGCACACAAGCCGGTATCCTTCCCCTCATCCCCGAACCCTTCCTGCCTTCAGCCACGGGTTCTGCATACGGCTTCGGCGCACCGCCCGCAGGTTATAAGAACTACTTTGTCGCTATCCTGATGGAAAAGGCAATCGAACGCCCCTACATCGACGGCGGCAAGCGCAACGGCGGTATGCCGCAGCTATTCCAGCTGGGCTTGGTCGGCGATCTGCAAAAGAAGTTTGTTGGTATCGTGTTCGATGCTGTTGTGGCAAAGGGCGCGTCTTACGCCCATGCCGTCGGCGTCGTGCAGCGCCCATAAGCGTAAACTGATTGTTGTGGAATCGGGCGGGAAAGCGTAAGGCTTAATCCCTCCCGACTCTCCATAACCACAGAGGCTTGCCATGAAAGTTTATGTACCCACGGAACGCGAACGCGCAACGAGTCACACCATTTATGTGACACCGGCTTCAGACGCAGAAACCGTCAAGGAAGGCATCCCTTCCGAATGGCAGGACGTGGAAGGCAAGCCGATTACGTTCCCGATCCAGTTCAAGCAAGGCGTAGCCACAGTGGACGACAAGATTGGCGCGTACATGATTAAGCGCGGCTTGGCGCGTAAGTCTTCCCTCATACGACCCGGTGATGTTCATGCCTAAAATCGACTTATCGGAACAGCCCGCGCCGGTATCGCAGGGGCCAAGCTGTCAGGCTTTGGTTCCGGCATCCGTGCATGGCTTGCCAGCAACAATCCCCGGCAGCGGCACCGTTACGTCGAACCTGATAGTCGGGGACGGGTATCAGAAAATAGCGGCAGGGCTTAAATCCTCCCAGGCCGGTTCGCTGTCTATTCTGCGCTTCCTGGACGAAGCCGGAACTGTTCCGCAAACAGCATTCACGCCTACCACGCTATCCGCGAACACAGCGGCGCAAAATAACGTGAACGACGGATTGCCGTTTGCATCCTTTCAGGTGCAGATCACCAATTCCAGCGGAACCCCTGCGAACCTAACGAATCTGGCAATCCTGCTTCAATCGCAATAAGGCTTCAGGCCTATATTTTTTCGCGGGGTAAGATATGGCAAGCGCATATCCGTATATCTCGCCGAGCGAATATGCCGATTACGGAATTCCTACCGCTACTGCCGCGCAGGTCGATACAGCAACGCGCTTGGCCAACAATTTCATGGGAAGGCCGGAAGGCGTCTTATGGGTTCCTGACGCGAATGGTTTTCCGGCATACATGGCATGGAAGAACCCAACGCTTTCGCAGCCAGTGCCGCAAGGCATCCCGGCCGGGCAAAATGTGGTAGTGAACATTCCTGGATCCAATTACGGGCTTCAAAACATCGGCGAAATCGTCATTCTGGATCGCGGAAATCCAGCCAAAATTGAGGCGTGTAACATCAGCGCCGCAGTTCCTGGGCAGGTCACGCTTCAGAACGTCCAGTTTACGCACGGCAGCACCGCGCTAGACTTCGGCATGACGATTTGCGACGAACTGCCGCTGGCGCAGGGCAGAACCACGGTTATGATGACTCGGACGCCGCTGGCGCAACTTCTGTCCGGATATGGCCGTTATGGTTATGGCCGCAGGGGTTCTGAATTTTCAGGCCTTGACGTGGCCAGCAATCTTCTGGCTTACGTCGCAGCATTCGGCGGCCCGCCGCAATGGACGCAGTTTCCCCTAACCGATATTGACGTAAATCCGATCACGGGAATGATGTGGTGTCCGCCGGGCCTTTTGCTTGCCTATTTCAGCGACGTTCGCTTGCATTACTGCGCGGGATGGAAATTCGACAACGTGCCACTGGATATTAAGCAGGGCGTCGCCAATCTTGTCGCCACGGCGAACAGCGCCTGTATCGGGCCTAGCTTCAAGGTAGTGAAGGCGGGTGATGCTACGCTGCAACGCTTCGGAAACACTTTAATTGACGCTGATACGCAAGCGTTGCTGATGCCGTATCGCGGAAAGATGCTGGCCTAGCATGGGATGCTTTCTATATCCGCGCACGATAAGCATAAATCGTCCCAAATCGAATGCAGCGCCGGGCGCACAGGCCTATAGCGGTGTAACGCCACAGAATGAAACTGTTTTGTTCACGGGGATAGCGGCGCATATCGAAGCGGAACGCATCGGCACGGCACCGGCATCAAATCTGCCCGCGAACACGCAGGGCGAACCGATCTATTTAATCATCTTCAAATTGCCGCTTGGCAGCGTCAAAAACCGCGACATTATTATCGACGATCAAAGTGACCGCTATCAGGTCATTAGCGCCGATTGGGGGCCGCTGGTTACAACCTGCCGCAGCAAGAAACTGGAAAACTAAAATGGCTGACATTTCGGACGTGGAAAACGCGCTGGTCAGCCTGATTGAACAAATCGCTTATCCTACCGGCACCGCAAATCCTTCCGTTCTTTTGAACGCGGAAAGCCAGCCCGTAGAAGTCAAGGTTTATCGCGGCTGGCCAATCCCTGCCAATCTTGATGCAGATGTGTTGGCGGATAACATCGTCAATGTGTCCATCTACCCGATGGGCGTGGAACGTAATACGACGCGGTACGGCAGCGATTATGAAACGCTGCCCCTGCCAGCGCCTACCCTGACACTGATTGCAGCGCCTACGACTCTGACGGTCGGCGGCACGGTATCTACCCCGCAGAACGTGGCCGCCATCGTAAACGGCATCGGCTACAGCTATGGCGTTCAGCCCGGCGATACGCTGACTTCGATTGCGACAGGCCTGGCAGCACTGATAAATGAAGACACGGCTTGCACGTCAAGCGGCCCCGTCATTACGATACCAAGCGCCCACTCCATTGTGCCGCGCATCGGTGTTGTCGGCACGGCCTACAAAGAAGTGAAGCGCCAGACGCGCAATATAATGATTTCGGTCTGGTGTCCCGATCCTGCGCTGCGCGACGCTGCGGGAAAACTATTCGATCCCGTTCTCGCGGACAGGAATTTTATCACGCTGGCCGATACGACGGTTTGCCGCTTTATCTATGTCAGCAGCCCCGTCACGGATGGGCCGGAAAAGGAAACGGTTTACCGGCGCGACTTCATTTATTCGGCTGAATACGCGACGGTTGTTCCTATCATCGCGCCGCAGATCACGGTTATCGAAGTCAATGTCGCCGAAGTGATAGAAATAAATGTCGATGGCCCTGCGCCTGGGTCGCCGACGAAAACCACTTACATATAAGGAAACCAGCCATGCGCGTTCTCGTCGTCAAATCGCCGTTCAAGGATTACCAGCGCGGCCACAGGATTACCGATGCCAAGACTATCGACGAAATCCTGTCCGGCCCGCACCAGACGCATTGCGTCGCATCGGAACATGCTGATGAACCCGTGGCAGCCATCGCCGCCGCGCCTGTTGCAGCCCCGCAGGAAGAAGCGGAAGAAGAAGTTTAACGCCGCGTCCGCGCTGCGCTGAAGAAGAAATCCACACCATAAATTTTTGCAAGGGAGTATCGCCATGATTGTCCAAGCTGGGCAGATCAATACGACTGGACTCGTTGTTCCAGGCCTTATCGTCCAAATCGTCCCCCCTTCCTGGACGCTGCTTAACGGCGTCCCCACGAATATCTTGGGCATCGTCGGTACGGCCACATGGGGGCCGGTGAACAGCCCTACTATCGCCAGCGGCGTCGCCGACACTTCCAATCAGTTCGGCCAGATGCAGCCGCGCAAGTACGATCTCGGCACCGTCGTAGCAGCCGCAGCGTCACAGGGCGGCGCGGCCAGTCTGCGCCTTGTCCGCGTCACGGACGGCACGGACGTAGCGGCCAGCAGCATCTTGAAGCAGCAAGCTATAGCCACGGCTATCGTGCATAGCGGTAATGCCGGTACTGGCTATACCGTGGGCGACACCATCACCCTGCCGGGCGGAGGCGTCTTAACCGTCGCTACCGTCAATACAGGGGCGGTCGCCACAGTCACCATCACGACCCCAGGCGCTTACACGCAAGCCACTATTCCGGCCAATCCAGTCGCGCAAGCGTCGTCTTCCGGCAGCGGCACCGGCGCGAAGTTCGATCTTACCTTCACGGCTGGAATCACCTTCACCGGAATTTATACCGGCAGCTTGGGCAATTCGCTTCAGGTCGTTATCGGCACGGGTAGCAACAGCACGGTCGGCGCTC